CCGGGCTTAACCACGAGCTTGTCCGTAGCGTCAGAGAAGATGCCGAGCAGCGTATTCGATCCGGCACCGCCGACCACAACGTTGTTCGTGTTGGCAGCGGCGGCCTTCACGTAGATGGCCTTGATCGTCACGAACGTCAGCGTCGCGCCTAGCGGGTCTGTCAGGCTGCCGGCAAGATCAAGGTTCTCGGTCGACGACGCCGACAGGGTGCGCGTGTCCATGAAGATCAGGTCGGCATTGCCAGACGACGTGCCGGGGGTCAGCGTGATTTCCGTCTTGGACAGGGCGTTGAACTCGGCCTGGACGGCCGACAGGTCGTTCGACCCGGCATAGGTGCCGCGCACCCACGCGGTCAGGATGGCGTTGAGGCTGCTCATAGCGCGACTCCGTGTTCAATGGTCATTTCAATTTCAGTGCTGTCGCCGGTCGGGATGATCGAGCGAATTTGGTAGTACCGACCCCGGTATGGGCCGTTGACGAACCCGACGCGGTGCGAAGCGTCGATCTTCCTCGCCACGGTGCAGGATCGGATTGTGATGGTTCCGGTATCCGTGCTTTCGAGCTTGTCGGCCGCCACAGCTTCACGCCCAAACCGAGGCCGGAAGGCAGCCGAGCACGACCACACAGGAACCCAATCCGCCTGTTCGTTGCCGTAGCCGTCCGATTTCAACTCGCGCCGCTCAAAGGTGACGCGGTGCTGATAGGCGCCATATCCGAGCATCAGCCGAGGCGCCTTGTCTTGTAGGGGGCTACCAACGCGGAATAGGCGGGCATGTCATCGATCTTGCCGGCGCGGCCCTCGTAGAGGTGCGCCACGTGCAGATGAATGGCGTAACGCAGCGAAGCGGGAACGTCGGAGGCCGCCGAACCATATCCGTAGACCGCGGTCACCTGCACGGCGCTTGGCGTCTCGTTCGTGGTCGGCCAAGAATAATCATCGTCGAGGTAGACATGCGCGCCATGCGCAGTGGTCACCAGCGAATACCAGCCAGAGGTCAGCGTCTGCAGGCTCCCGTCGCCGTCGATGTATTTTACATGAGTGACAGACGAAGCCGGCAAAAGCGGCAACCTGATCCACTGGCAGCCCGGGAACGCCGAGAAATCGGCGCGCCACGTCTGCGAGATCAGGCAGCGGCCAAGGATCCCGGCATAGCCGTCAAGATATCCCGTCGCAACGCCGATGAGGGTCTCGATCAGCCCGTCATCGTCCTCGTGCTCGACGCGAAGTGTAACCTTTGCCTCGGCGACCGTGACGGGGCTCAGCGCTGGCGCCACTGTCCGAACCGGCATCAACGGCATGATCGGTGTCGGGATCAGCATCGGGAATTTGCTCCTCGACCGGATCGGCCGTCTCGATGATTTCCGCGGCCTTGCGGCGCAACCACCGCTCGGCGAACGCCGGCTCGAATTCGTGTTCCGAGCCGGCCTCGTAGATGGGACCGCGTCCGCGGCCCTCGGACTCGTATTGCACGGTCCTTGTGAAGCGAACGCGGGTCATGGCGTCAGTCCGTCAGGTAGGTCAGGGGCGGATTAGTCTTGCTGCCCCACAGGATGCACGCCACCGCGCCAAGCTGCGCGTTGGTGCCGACGTCCGAGACAGCGATGCCGACGCAGTCAAACCCGTTGTCGGTGTCCAGCTCGTCAGCGTTGAACTCGATCGCGATGACCGACAGTTCTTCGGCGTTCGTCGCGCTCGACCACGTGTTGCCAGCCGACTGCGTTTCCAGCGTCCACGTGCCCGGAAGGGTGGACGCATGGCGCTTGGTGTAGATTTTGGTGAAGTTCAGAGCCTTCGCCGAGGTGCCGGCAACCGCCGTCGCCTGCGTAACGGTGAAGGTCGGGTCGTCACCCGCCGTCCCGATCGCCTTGAGGACCAAGAAAGTGCACTTCTCGTAGTTCTTCATGCTCACGTACGTGGCAGAAGTCGCGGTCTGAAGGTCCTTAACCGCAAAAATGTGGACGTTCGCCTGTTCGGCGAAAAGCGCATTGAGGTTCATTGGTCTTTCTCCGACCAGGGGAAGGGGATGCGGGCGGCTAGCCGCCCGCGCTAGCCTCAGCGCGCGGCGAGGGTGACAAAGGGCGACAGTGCGAAGCTGCCGTCACGCGACGCCACGGACGAAGCCCACCAGGGCTGACCGCCGATGCGGAGCGTGAACTTGAAGGCCGTCAAGTCCTGGTCGAACCACAGGTGGATCGAGGTCTGAGACTTCAGGCCACCAGCCTTGATCAGCGCGAGGTACTGCGACAGGTCGACAAAGCCGATGTCAAACACGTCGCCGACCGTTTCGCAGACCTGATGCGGGATAACCGGCCGGCCGAAGAGCGTGCCATAGGGGTTGTTCGACAGGCCCCCCGGCGGCAGGTAGACCGGCATCTGTCCAAGGGTCATCAGCGACAGCTGCGGCTCGGCATCCGGATGAATAAGCCAGATGGCATTCATGCGGTTCCGGCTTGGCATCGCCGCGTACATCTTCACGACGTTGGCCGCGACGATGGTGTCAGCCGTCTGGCCGGGCTCGGCTGCAACGGTGACAAGGGCCGGCGAGTTCAGGAAGCCAAGAGGCTGGCCGACGCCATTGCCGCGGGCAATCGCATCGCTGACCTTGAAGTCGATTTTCTCGGCCGCCTTGCGAGCCACATAGGAGCCCATGGCAGGGGCGTCTTCGAGAAGCTCCTCGGTCATCGGCACCAGAGCCGCCAGCTTGTGCAGCCGAACGGTGTTGTCGCCGATCTTCGGCTTGGTCTGCGTCATGGCCGACGCTTCAGACTCCCAATAGGCCTGGATGCCATCAGAGCCCCACGGAACAGTGGAGTCGGACGGATAGGTCATCGAGTTCCCGGATGCGGTCTGCTGATCACAGCGCGAAAGAAGACTGTCCTCGCCAAGGACTCGCTCCAGAATGGTCGCGCGGTATTCCGGGGGAACAGCAAAGCCACCATCGCCACCGGCGCCCTCGTTCCCATAGGTCGACGCGGTCGCCGCCATAAGACGCTGATCGACATCGCCACCGCGAACGCCGGCCGTGCGAACCGCCGCCACGTATTCGCCGAAGTGGCGGAACCCGTAGGTCGCCGACTGCCGCGCGGTCTGGCCGAGAACCTGCGCACGCGGGCGCTCGGGCACGGTCTCGGCCGGGCGGGCGCGCTCGCCGCGGGCCTGCGGGCGGGCGGGAGCGTCGTCGTCGAAGGCTTCGGCATCGGCCACAGTGCGGCGACCGGCCGACGCATTCAGTTCGCCAGCCTGCGCAATCGCACGCTCGCGGCGCCCGATTTCGGCCTTGAGGCGATCGAATTCCGCGGTATTCTCGTCGATCTGCTTGGCCTCTTCGTTGTCGAGGTCCCGCTTTTCGGCGTCGGATCGAGCAAGAATTGCCTGCGTGTCAGCGACAAGCTCTTCCTGCCGCTCACGGTACTGCATGATGATAGCGTCCATTGACAACTCCTGTCCGGACCTGTTTCGCCTGACGCGGTCGTCGGAGCGGCGCTTACGCCGACCGCGCCGCAGGCCTCTTCGTGAGCAGATGCGCTCGCATCTGGGTCACAGCGGATACCGCCGCCTGGCGCCGAGGCCCCAGAACGGTCGGAAGATTTCGGAACGCAAACCTCTTCGGGTCAGCCTTGGCAGCAATCGCCATGTTCGGCGCAATGCTGTCCGCAAAGCCGTTGTCGACCGCCTCTTGAGCGGTCATCCATGTTTCGACGCGCATCAAGTCGCGGCACTGCGTCGAGGATTTCTTGGTCCTGGCCGAATAGATCGACGCCATGGCCTCGGAAGTCGCATCAAGACGTTCGGCCGTCGCCCGAAGCTCATCAGCGTTGCCGGCCGCGAAGGTCCATGCGTCGTGGATCATCAGAAAGCCGGCTTGAGCAATCTCTATCTTATTCCCGGCCATGGCGATGATGGAGGCTGCAGACGCGGCGACCCCATCCACGAAGACATTCACGCTGGCGTCGAAATTCGCGATCTGCCGATAAATGGCGAGACCTTCAAACACGTCGCCGCCATACGAATTGATCCGGACATCAAGCGTCGAGACCTTGCCGACCGCCTTGAGATCAGCCGCAACCCGAGAGGCCGTTACCCCGTCTTCAACCCATCCAGACCCAATGTCGCCGTAAATAAGCATTTCAGCGCGGCCGGCGGCGCGCACGGAGAGGCGATAGCTGCTCATGGCGCGGGGGGCTCCGTCGTCTGGGTCTGTGCTGGGGCCGGGAGAACCGGGGTTGCAGGCGCAGGCTCGGCGCCGATCCGATCAAGCGGCACATACTGAGCCTGCATGACGCGAATATCGCCTTCCGGGCCAATCGTGTTTTCACCTTCGCGGCGCAAGATATCGTTGACGCTATAAGCGCCAATTTCGCGCATCGTTTTGTAGAATGCAGACCGGCTTTGCGCGTCACCGCGCATCAAAGCCTTCTCGTCCATGTTCGTGTAGTAGCTATTCCTATTCTCAAACCCAAACAGCTTGAAGTCTGCCTCTTCCTCAAACCGTTTTACCCACGGCATGACGGAGTCGGTCACAACCTCGATCGACTGATGTTCAATGTTTGAGAACGTCGCCCGTAGAAGGTGCTGCACCTTGTGCGGAGGGACGCCAAACCAGCGGCATACTTCCTCGACAAGATGCTGATTGGTCTCAATGAACTGTGATTTTTCCGGGTCGGTCTGAACCGACTTGAATTCCATGTCCGCGTCGAGCGGGACGACCTTGTTTGCTTTGCCGGGCCCCTTGTACAGTTTCTCCATCTCAGCCATCAGGATGTCGAGCGCTTCCGGCGACATGGCCTTTTTCATCTGGATGACGCCAGACACGTTCATCCCGTTTCCGAAGAATGCGGCTCCAAACAATTGGGCAGCCCGCGCCCAGCCGATCGACTGTGCCGCATAGTCCATCACGTTGACGCCGACCGGGCCTTCGCCAAACCCGCGCACGTGGAACACGTCCATCATGCCGAGATAGGCGATGCCGGCGGCCCCGTTGTTGATCTGATAGACCAGTTGCCCGGTCACCAAGTCGCGAGTGACCTCGACCCGTTCCGGGTGGATTGGGTGCATCCACAAGGGGCGCCCGGCCGCATCCCGCTCGATCTCTGCGTATCCGTTGCCCCAGCGGAGCGCCCAATGGGTCAGCGTCTCGCGCCACTGAAACGACGACCACTCCGGGGCCGGCCGCTTGCGGATCAGCCAGTCAACCCGATGCGACGGGGCCAGCACGCCACCGCTCGGCGTTTCCTGCATCACGCGCCACGGCAGCATCGCCACCGTCTGCGAGAGGTAGCGCAGGCAAGCCCAGACAGCCGGGACCGTGATCGCCGTGTCAGGCGTGATATTGACGCCAGCGACCGTGCGGACCACAGGGCGAACCCGCGGATCGCTTGGCCTCGTCAGCGGCTCACTTGTCCGTCGCGCCGCGCGGATGCGTTCCGCAAGGCGGCTGAAAATCTCCAGCATGTACAGAAACCTCTCGCGCGCCTACTTGCGCCTATGCCGCGCTGGCTTGAGCAGCCTGCGCGCGCCGACGCGCCAGAACCTCGTAAACCGACTCCTGCGGGGCGGCTTCCAGCGCCTCCCCTGCCACGCCGAACGCCATCGTCAATGCGACAAACCCGTCAATCCGACCCGGCGACTTCGCCTTCGTCGGCTTCCGATTGCCGGCCGGGTCCTTCTGCGCCACCGCATTCGCCGCGCACATCGTCAGCACCGGGTGGTTGCCATGCCGAACCTTGCCGGCGAGGAGCGCCGTTTCCGTCGTCCGAAGCGCCGGACTCATCGATTGGAACCCCTGTCCAAACTCGACAAAGTGCGCCTCTATCTCGGCCTCATCGAAGCCGACCCGAACCAACCACGGCTTCAAGTGTTTCCAGTTCCAGCGATCGAACGCGATCT